GGTATAAATTTACTTACCGCTCTTCCCAACAAATCATCGTAATAAACTTTTTTAAATGTAGAACCAGCAAGTGGTAGATGAAATAACATCTGATCAAACTCTGGCTCGTACTCTTCCATCTTCTCCATCAATTCGTAATTCATGTAATCTTTTACACGTTGTGACTGAGCTTCTTTTGCTGGATCAGGTTTGCCAACTATTTGTGTTCTAACTGGTCCTTCTGCTGGTAATAATTCTTTGTAAGCTCCAGCTTGAAATTGTGTTACTGCCTCTGCAAGAACAGGGTGAGTTGCACCTGATGCTCCTTGAAATGGTTCTGTTCTATTTTCGTATTTAAATCCTAAAAGATCTAAACCTTGTATGTAAGACTGTTCCCAATCTTTTCTTCCTGTTTTATATTCTTTGTAGTTACCAACTAATTCTAAACCAATTGGTTTTAAAACTTCTTCTGGTAGTAATTCTGCTAGATTATCAAAGTGTCCCGGCTGACCTTCGATGTTTACTTTACTTGGATCAAAGTTAACTTCAACGCTTCCATCTTCATTAGGTGTAACCTCGACCCCAGGATCTTGGGCCTCTACGGCTTTTTCCTGTTCAATTTCTATTTCTTCTTGAGGATCAACCTCTATCGATGTTTTTACGTTTGGTAACGACTTGTCTATATCTGCCATTTATTTTCTCCGGGTTTATTATCTTAACCTGTTTTAAGGGAACATTCAACCCCTGTGGGTTGGGCCCTCTTTTAGGTGGCACTGTTCTAGTTAATTTTTTCATTTTTTATAAACTCTAATATTTCTTCTATATCGATTTCACCTTCTTCAAGATCTTTTAATTTTCCTTCAGCATCAGGGTAAACAGTAGCTTGATCAAATTCATCAGCTGGTGTGCCTTTTGTAGCTTCATCACCTCGCCCTGGTTTATATTCTAACATTTCTCTAGATTTAATTCCATCTTCCCCCATTGCTATGTTAGCACCCATATTAGTTTTCTCAACTCTAATATCTCCTGTAGCGAGATTTTCATATACGTCATAATCTTTGTATGAGAATACATTTTCTAAATTTTGAGTGGCATTTCTTTTAGTAGTATCAACACCTTTCTTTTTAATTATCTCAACTAAATCAAAAAAGTATGGTGGCACTCCACCAGCAGCGACTTCTGTTGCTTTCTCTGCAACCTTTGTAGTCTGTGCTATCTCATCTCCAAAGCCTAATAGTTTTGCTAAAATTAAAGTTGCACCTGCACCTGTTGCTTGTAAAAATTCTCTTCGATTCATTCCTCGTTTTTCTAAAACATCGTCAATCTCTTTTATTAAAAATTTTTGAGTTGTATCATTAACAGGAAGATTTCTATTTGCTGCATATGCTCTTAATAATCTAAGGCCAGGAAATATCGGAGCAGTGACTTCTGCACCTAAACCAAGTGTGTCTGCAAAAACTTTTGGACCAACAGTAGAACCTCTTTCGATTTGTTTCTGTTCTTCTGTTTTAATCAACTTATCAAGACCAACTTTTTTCTCCAATGTTGTTGGTGTTATGTTTTGTAAAAACTCTGAGAATATTCCTGTGCCTTTAATATTCGATGGTAGAACATCAGTATAATCTTGCACATAATTATTTTTACCTGAGCCTGTAATTTTAAATGGACCTTTCTGTATCATATCAGCTACTAGTTTTCCTGTTGCAGGTAATATTCTTGTGGCAAACTCACCGATACGAACACCAGATCTTGCTAATACATCTGCATAGTACGGATAGTTTCTTGGATCGATAATATCATTTAACACCTCGATAGGATTCATGGTCTCTTTGTATGTCTGCATCTTCGGTAGCTCTGCCTCCTCGTTTGCAAAATAAAATTCTAGTTCTTTTAAAAAATTTTCATCGGCTCCTGCTGCACCACCGTTGCTAAATCCTACACGGCCACCGTTTGCTAAAAATTGACTAAATGTTTTATCTGGTTTTGGTTCATCTAAAACAGAAAGATCAATACCTTTCTCATCCATAAACCTCTCTCTAGCTGCCTCTATCTCTGCTTTTGATGCCGGTATATCTATATCATCAACCATGGTTATACCTGGTCGAACAGTCTGATCAAATTCTAATTGTGCTTTTCTAGCCTCCAAAATTTCTTTAGGAGTTTGTTCTAAAATTCTATCTTTATAGTCTTGTGCAAAAGTTGCTTCATAAGGCATTTCAAATTTTGCATCCTCTCCTTTTATTTTATCTACAGCAAAATCAAAACCACCTTTTGCTAATGCAGGTAGATTAACTAAACCTTCAAAAAATCTTCCAACAACATAGTTAGCAGCTTCTTTTCCAGATAGTCCTGCTCTAAATGCTTCAGATGCATCTGCCGCTGCAAACACAGGTTCTACTACTCCGGTCGCTTTACCAAAAGCTTTTAGAGTTTTACCAGCTACGTTTTTAACTTGCTCAATGGGTATATTAAGATCGTTTGCTATTGTCGATAATATATTGTCAATAGGTATGCCTGAGTTTAATCTGTTTGTTAATATACTATTATATTTTTTCTTTACGTTTTTTGAAGCAGCTTCCATAGAAGTTATTCTATTCATTTCAAAAATTTTTAATTTTGTTAGATCATCTAACTGTTTTTTAGTTATGTTTTTATTTAAAAGTTCTTCTGGTATATTATCTGTATTAGCTAAATTAATTTTTAATCTTTTTTTATTTGCCTCTTTACTTAGTATTGATCTTTGTAAATTTCCTTCGTTAGTTAAATATTTTGATCTAAAATTTTTAAATTCTAATTCACTTACTCCTTTAAACATATCCATAGGATCGACAGGGTTTTTTAAAAAATTACTACCAAATGATGTTCCATCACTAAGTCTAACAACTTTATTACCTTTTGATTTAAAAGCTAGACCTGTTAAAGTTTCATCAGTTTTGTCTAAAAGTTGTTTTTTAAAATTACCTTTCTCTACATCGTAATCAATATCATTTTGTATCATATATTGAACAGCGTCCGCATCGTTAAATTTATTTATGACTTTAAATTGAGACTTTTGAACCCTTTTAATTTTATCATCAATATTACCGGGTTGACCAATTATCTCATTAATCTCTGATGGCGTGTAAGTCAGTTTATCTAAAGTAATTAATTCATCGCTAAATAAACTATAAATATTACCAGCGTGCCCTTTGTCTACTTTTAATTTTCTTTTACCTGATAAGGGACTATCTTTTGGAACTCCAAGCCTTAGTTCTTCTGCTTGTTTTCTAGTTTGAAAAATGTCTGTTTTTGTTTTTATAGGAAATTTTAGCTTTGCAAAATCAGTTCCTGATCCACTTACAACTTGTGATTTTAAAATTTTATCCACCTCGTTTGGAATTTCTAATTTAGATATGTCGTAAAAATTTTTACCCTTAACCATTGTTTTAGGAAAATCAAAAACAGTAGCAAAGTTATTGGGGTCTCTACCTTTGTTAACTTTAATTTTTTTTTCTTTTGCTGCTTTTAGCATTTCTTCACCAGTCACAAAACCTTCAGGTATATCTCTAGGTATGTTTCGTGCGCCACCTACTTTATTTTTAGGATCATTAAGATAATCTGTTTTATATTTTTCTGCCTCTGCTTCAGTATTAAAAAAACTATATTCTTTATCTTTCGGCATTCGAATTGCAAACTTACCTTTGTTTTTTCCTTGTCTAACTTCATAAACCTCACTATCACGCATTGTTGGCAACTCACCTTTAACCCTAGCTCTATTTTTTTCATCAAATATTTTTTTTAATTCTTTTTTTGTACCTACATAAGTTGTTTCTTTAGGATTTCCTGCAGGAGTTTTTTCACCTTCGTAAAGAGACATTGTAAACGTGCCTTTGGGCATTTTTTTAGTAAATCTATTTCCTTCATATATTTTAGGTTTTATTATATTTTCAAATTTAACTGGACCAGCATATTTAAAATTAACTCTACCACCATCAGCCATACGACCTTTCATTCGTTCTTCAAACTCAAAGATAGCTTGTGGTGTTTTTATTGGAGGTTGTGGTATACCTTGTGTACCCTGTTGTATGGTGCCTGGACCAAATCTTTCATTAAGTTGTTGTAATACTTTTTCAAGATCAGAATCTAGTACAGCAAACTTATTACCAAGACTCTTGTCCTCGTCATCAATCAACGTGTTGTTTATCGGATCAAATACGTAAGCCAACGATGCCTCCTTCTGCGTTTAGTTCCTTGAAAGGTAAGATCTTAGAATCAAACTTAGGTTTGGTTCTAGCATACTCTCTAAAACTATCTGGGTCTAGTGTCTGTAGTGCCTGTTCTAGTGCACTGATATTTTCACCATGGTACACGATTCTATCCATTCTTACTTTTGGATTATCTATAGACATGTAATTCCGACTTGCCTCCGCAGTCGGATTTTTATAGGCAGTAAAAGCTGTTAGCTCATCCTGCAGATTTTGTTGTATCTCTGTGGGTGTCAGATATTCTAGAGCACTCTTTGGTCCGTCCTTTTGTATGGGTTGAATATTGTTTCTTTCAAGCCATTGAAAGATGTCCTCGTTGTCTGGATCAAAGTTGTCTAACTTTTCAAACACTTCATTACCAAAATGTTTTCTCCAGATTCTTACTGGGTCTGGCGCAAAAAACATACCACCACCATGATGATGTTTACCCTCTTTTAAATTATCATATATCTTATCATCTAATTTTATAATACCTTTTTCATGAATTTTTTGTAAAAAAAAACTACCATAACCTCTATACAAATCTGAACCAGGTCTGTCGTACCCTGGACCATCGTACAATCTTTTTAATCTTATTTTTTGTTTGTCTGTTATTTTTTGTGGTTTAAAACTTTCTTCAAGTTCTTTTGTTGCTTTTTTTAATTTCTGACTTGTATCAAATAATTTATCAAGAGCACCTTTAAATGATAGTTCGTCTATTGCTGCCTCATCTATCTGACTAGCATAGATATCTTCTGGTTTCTTGCCTTCGCTAATAATACCTTTTTCTAATTTATTTTTTTCATCAGTCACTCTTCTGTAAACACCAAGGTTATAAATAATATTATCCTTTTGTTGTTGTGATAATCTTATGTCAGGATTGTCTCGTAAAAATTGTATGGTCTTATTAAACTCACCCGAAAGATCCTGTTCGTACTCAAACATGTATCTATATCTTTTGTCCCTACCCACGTTTCTGATAGAGAAAGGTCTAAATCTGCTGGCATCTGTCAATCTAGAATTGACAATCATCAGACTACCTCGTTGTTCTTTTGTTAGAGCTTTACCTAAAAACTCCACGCCCTCTGCTGTATCAGCAATACCACCTTTTGGTTTAGGTTTTGACGCCATTAGTTGTTGCAATAATTTTATTATATCGTCCATTAATAATACACTCTCTTAGGTTTTGCTGTAGTCTCATCAACATAGTCTTCTGGGTGTTGTAAGAAACCACCTTGTCTAAATCGCATGAGAGCTTGTGTAGTAGAATCGACAAGGTCATCATGATCGCCATAGGGAAACGCTGCACATTCCTCAATGACTTCATCCGCAAACTTTTGTTCCGGAGCCCATATCATACCAGATTCAAACAGAGGTGCAACAGAATTGACACGGGCGTGCTTGTCGTTGCCTTTACTGGGTGTAAAGTTAGTAACGGGTATATTCATCTTTCTAAGTTCGTATGTTAATGGCAAACCACTAGCTTTTGCCTCAACGATTACAGATTCAGGTTTCCAATACTCGTACTGTTCAAGAGCCAAGCGCCTTAGTTCAGGAAACTCGTACCTACCTTTCACGGCATCAACTAATATAAGA